TCCATCAAATGTTTTAGTTGAGGGTTCAGTACCAATATACTTCTTACAATCACTTGTGAGGAATCCTATTAACCTACCTCCCCATCCACAACTCATATCCCATACAACTCCTTGATTTCCATAGGTATTATAGATATATTTTGCTGCTGAAGGTCTGAAATTGGATACTGATTGATTCCCTCCATATATTTTTAAATTCTGTCTTAACCGATTTAAAGTAAAAGAACCACTACCATGTTTGATTTGCCAATTCCAAGTTTTTCTAATAATCTCTTTTAACTTATCATCGTTATTCCAATATTCAATTGGTGATAATTTACTCGAACCACAAATCACATCTACCCAATGAGGAAAATAAGTCCATGCAAGTGATAATCCATGCATTGTTTGGTCTATTTTACCATCTTTAAATAACGTTTGTTCATCAAATCTTTTTAAAGATTTAAATTGTTGTACTCTCCTATGAGTAGGAATATCATAATGAGGAAATCCTTTCTGACGATGATATTTAAAAATAATTTCCAATGCAGTATCTACATCTTCTATTTCAAACACATCTTGGGTTACCCTATGATATTCTAAATCTAACTCATTATGTTCAATGAACTTACCAAATGATTCGTAATTTATCATTATCCCATGTTTTCTACATACTTCTTATGAAGTAATTTCTTAGTTTCCAACTGTCCACTTGCAGATTGTTTTGTTGCAATTACACCATCTGGTGAATTACCATCATATACTTCAATGTATCCTGTGTTAGTGTTCATCTTACATGGGAACGTAATTCCATCAGGTCCAAATCTGTTTTTCATAATATGAGCTCTTGCAGTATCATTCAATTTATCTTTTGATTTTCTACTCCAACTCATAATGAAATCTGCATTCATTACTTTAGCATATGAATCTGCAATCTTATCTGCTTCAATAACTTCTGAATCAATAGCAGAACGATTAGTTTGAGATGCTGTCCATATTGGAATTTCCAATTGTCCACCCATTCCACGAAGGTCAATATAAACCCCACCTTGTTCAGCATATGTTGAATCGTGTTTATTTGAATCAGATAATAGTAAATCAGCATAATCTACAATGATTAAATCAGGTTTATTATCCGAAATCATCATTTTTTCAATATGTTGGTTTAACTTTCTTACAGAAACTCCCTTTGGTGGAAAATACTTAATAAGTAATTTACCTTGTAAAGATTCTATTTTATGTTTAACCTCTTCTTTTCTTTCTTTTAAATCAGTTGAGGGGATTTGTGTAAATACAGTATCATAACGTGCTCCCACATAGTGTTCTGATAACTCCATAGAGTAATGAACCACACTTAAACCTCTTCTAACAGCATCTGCACCCAATGCAGTAAGTATCCAAGTTTTACCTACACCTGATGGTGCAACTACAACTCCCAATTCACCTGGTCCTAATCCTCCATCCATTAAATCATTTATAGGTTGCCAATTGGTTGGAACAGTAGAACGTTTTAATTCATTTGCTCTTTCATCAAAATCTATCTTATAATCATGTCCTAAATCGGTTTCAGTACCAACTTTCATTGCATTATCTACTAAAACTTTTATTTTATCATACTGACCAGCTTGAAGTAAATCAACTGATTGTAATATAACTCCTTTAAGGTTTTGATTTTTACAGAAATCCGTAAACTCATTCTTAATGTATTCTAAATCAACATTACCAACTTGAGTGAAAACGTGTCGTAGTTGATCTACTACTGTTTTCTTTAAAATTGGATTATCTACTTTTGATAATTGAGATTTAAATACATCTAGTGTTGGTGGTTGTCTATATACCTCATGATATTCTAATATTTCACTAACAATCCATTTACTTGCATCATGTTCGAAAAACTTAGGTGTGGTTATCTCAGATATAGTATCTAAGAATTTACCATCAACAAGAAGAGCTGAAAGAACCTTTGATTGAAAGGATTGCCCATATTTTGATAATGTATCTACTTGTTCTTGCATTTAAGTGTTTTAGTAATTGTGAATACAAATATACGAAATATATTTGTAATAACCTAATTTTTTTAAAAATAATTTACGGGTGATGTCCGGCTTTATGGACCTCAGAGGCTACACATCATCGGTTTTATTATGATTGGCTTCAATCACCCAGTAAATTAATCTGTAATGATGTTACCGAATGTGGTTTTTAACCAATCATTGATATCACCGAAGTTTCCTATAACCTTGTATTTAAGGAGGATTTTCATAAAATCTAATTTGTTTAGAGAAGGAACAGGTTCATTAAATCTATCTAAAGAATTCATTTTTATAGTACCACTAATATCAACATCATCGAGTTGCATTAGTTCTCTGTTTAATAAAATTTGGTTTTTAGAACCAAGAATATCTTTATATATCTTTATCTTACCTTTTGTCTCATCATATTTAGTTTCACAAAGTTGTAATAAATCATCTACTGATAACTTCTCTTCTCCACCTATTTCTGGGAATCTCTTCAATACTGTTTTAATTCCACATCCATAAACACCAGGAATATTATCTGATTTATCTCCATCCAATACTCTATATAATAAAAGGTTCTTTGATTCAATACCAAATTCTTCTTTTACCATTTTTGTATTATACATTTTCTTTTTGGTAGGTGACCAAACGATAGTCGTATCGTCAATCAGTTGAAGGAAATCCTTATCTGTTGACATGATTACCGCTTGTTCATCTTCCTTGAGAAGTGTGGTAGAGATATAAGCCATTATATCATCTGCTTCAACTCCATCGTAAATCATAGTTGTTAAAGGCAACCCATCCAACATTTCATTTAACCAAACGAATTGTCTTTTCATAGATTCTCTTTCATCCTCATCATTCATCATACCTTTATAAGCACGATTTACTCTAAGTTTGTTAGAATCTCTTTGAGCCTTATACCCACTAAACTTTTTCTTACGTGATGCTGAACCACCCTTACCATCGAACACTACAACAACACGAGTCGGTTGAGTTTGCCTTATTGCGTAACCTATTGATTTTAATGCACCGGTTGCACCACCTGCGTGGTCTCCATCTTCATTCATAGTTGGTATTGATGACCAACATCTGATGAATGTGTTTAACCCATCAATAATTAATACACGAGAATTCTTGTGTCTATTGACATTTTGGGTTCTATCAGTTTCAACCGAATCTAAAATGTTCTTGTATAGTGCTTTCATTTATATAACTTCTTTTGTTGGAGGGAAGTATTTTTGTATTGCTGCCAATCTATCATCTGCATCTACTAACTTAATCAGAGCTTCCTCTGCGTTTTTGTAGAAATCTTCAGTAGAATGGTCTCCAATACCAACTGCCCTATTATCCAATAAATCTAGAGATAAAAGTGCTTTGGCTCTATCAGCCTCAGCACTTAATCTCAACATTGTAACTAATTTACTCATATTGATTTTTGTTTTTACTCGTTAATTCCAGGTCCTTTTGTATCAATTTCCATATTATCGATATCGAGAGTATCACCTTTATACTGTAAAATAGTTTCTTCACAAATCTTTTTGTAAATTTGCTCACGTAACTCTTCTTTCTCTCCCATCATTACTATGAAATCTTTGGATTGGAATTTAATTTCTTCTCCAGTATCAGTATCAACATATGAATACCAAGCCCCAGCTTGTTTTACCATTTTATTATCTTTCATTACTCCTAACCACGAACCGTAGTTATCAATTCCTCTATCAAAGTAGATTTCAAAATCAGCTGACCGTAATGGTGGTCCCATTCTGTTTTTTACTACTTGACAACGAACTTTCATTCCAACTGTCCTATCAGCTCCGTTAACTTTCATCTTGATTTGCCCCATATTCTTCAACCTCAATCGTACAGATGCATGGAAAGCTAAAGCTTTACCACCACTTGTAGTCCAAGGGTCTCCGAACATAGCGTTCATCTTTTGTCTAAGTTGGTTGGTGAATACCAATGAGATTTTTTGTCTACCAATCATATTGGTAATCTTTCTCATTGCTTTGGAAATAATAATAGCCTTATCGGTAGCATATCCATCTTTCTTATAATCAGAAGCCAACTCATTCGTTGTGGAGGCCGCTGCTACTGAATCTACTACGATAGTAACTAATTTATCCTTTGATGTTTCTCTAACTTTCTCAATGATAGTTTCTGTGAAATCAAAGATTTGTTCAACCGAATCTGCGGTCACATAAAGTAATTTAGAAACGTCTACACCGATTGCTTCTAAAAATTCTCTACTTACTGCAGTTTCTGTATCAATAAGAACAGCAACACCACCTTGCTTTTGTGTTTCCGCAAGGAGGTGGGCTGATACTAATGATTTTCCTGATTGTTCTAATCCTGTTATTTCAGTTATTCTACCAACTGGTAAACCACCATAAGGACGATTCGAAATTGCCACATCTAACATAGCACATCCAGTTGAAACCCAACCATCTACATTGGTAGGTGCTTCATCATCATTAAGGAAAAATGCTACTTTTTGGTCTTTGGATTGTTTGTTCAGTTCACCCGCTAGGATGTCTGCAAGATCCAGTTCTTTTTCTTTCTTCTTCGCCATTAAGTTGGTTTTTATTTGTTAAACAAGTCATCAAATGCATTCGCTACATCATCAGTTTTCTGTGGAGCGTTAATCTCTACTTTTGGTTGAACCGGAGCTGCTGCAGCTGGTCTAGCCGTTGGTTGAGATAATCCCGCTGAAACAGGTTTTGATTCACCTTCTGCGTTTGGATTTAACCATCCTTCTAACACAGATTTCAATTCATCGTAAGATAACTCTGAATATAAGTCAGTAATTTCGGTTTGTCCTTCCAATAATCCGTCAATCTTTGATTCATCTGCAGTAATAGGAGATGTACTTGGTTTAACTCTAATGGTAGTAGTTGGATAACTCGTACCAGCTTCTTCAGCTGATTTATATTCGATTGTTAAATCTCTACCACTTAGTGGGTCTGTGATATCACCATAATCTGGGTCAGCAATGTATCCAAGAATTTCTTGATATACAGTTTTACCGAATCCCCAAAAACGGATTCCTTCACCTTCTTCACCTCTAACAATAACAGGAACAAAAGTACGAAGTTTTGGCTCCATAGCTTTCGCTGCTTTCCAATCTTCTTTGTCACCCATTCTTTTTAGTTTATCCGCAAACTCTACAATAGGGTCTGGTCTACCAAATGATTGTGGTGATAAATAAGTTTTGTTGTTAATGTTGTAGTGAAAATACAATTCGATAAATGGATTATCCTTGTCGAATTGGTAAGGAGCGATTCTGACTGTATGTTTACCAGGTGTTGGTTTCCATAATGAGTCTGATTTCCTTTGAGTGTTTTGTAGTTTGTTCAGTCTACCTCTGATTGCGTTAATGTCTAAAGCCATCTTGTTTAAATTTAATTGTTAATTATTAATTGTTTAAGTTTAAGTTTTGAGTGCTAAACTAGTAACACTCGGTGTACGTATAAATATAAGATTTACCGATTTTCTTATACTTTTTTTGTTAAAGTTATTAACATTTTGTTGATAGATTCAAGATATACCTCTCACCTATTTATTATGTAAAGATACAACATTTATTTGATATATCCTAATTATTTGTAAGAAAAGAATTCATTTAATTTTAATTCTTCATCATTCATGGTTGATGGAGTACCATCGAACCTATAATGGTATGTCAATGCATCTGCACAAACTATATTAATATCAAGTATATCCAAAATTTCTTGTGTTGGATTTGGTCCTCCTAATCTTTCTTTACATAATTTTACATTATCTTCCATGAGTTCTACCCCATACGTTGTAGAAAGTGCCTGTTCTAAAGTACAATTACTTCTTTCCATTTTTCTTATTACTACTTCTGAAAGGAATTGTCCATCTCCACATGAGGGGTCTATAAATGTTTTAGTTGAGTTTTGGAATAATTCCGAATAACACTCTTCCAACTTATCTAATATTTCTTTTACTAATGGTGTAGGAGTAAATACTTCCTGAGTTTTCTTTACACGAGGATTATCTCTTTCAATTCCACTCATATAAGAGTAATTTCTACTATGTTCTATATAAACACTATTCATAGTAAGGTAATCTATTTACCATTTCAAGTGATACCGAATATGTATCATTTTTTACTTTTAACATCGTAGATATCTCAGATTGGATTTCCTTACTTTGTAACCATTTTTTCATTTTATTTGCAGATTGTTTAGAATCACACTCAATCATAAAAACTTTACGAGTCCATGTCATTTTACAATTCTTTAAAATAGCACAATTAAATTTTCCATTTGAAGGTGTTACATTTACAAATACTGAATATTTTGATTTTGTCCAATTCCTAGATTTTTTTACTTTTTCTTTTGGTATTTTTTTGATTATCAAATTATCACCTTGTAAAAGTTTATAAACTACATCTGTTCCATTTTTATCTTCTTCTGTTTCTCCACATTGAGTATTACCAGCTATAAATTTTATACGATTTCGTTCAGGATATAATAAATCCAATTCATCCAATGGGTTTTTCTTTTCAATAATTCTATTATTTGTATCCTTATCAAGTATTGTATAATGTATATTAGGAACACCTACATTAAAATAATGAGATACATTTTCACTCATATATGCTTGGTGTCTGTTTATTAACTCATTAAGTTTTTTTAATTTATCGTGATTGGAATTAAGGTCTATTGGCATAACACTTACTACAATTTTTGTATATTCAAAGGCCTTCCTTGTAAAATGAGAATATAATGGTTTTGCACCTTGCGTATAAGGAGGATTCATTATACATATAGTAAATTCTTTCATAGGTAATTCATCTTTTAGAAAATCGAGATGATATACTCGATATCCTTTTCTTTTTAAATAGTTTATATATTTTATACGATTATCAACACCAATTACACGAGATTTAGCATCTTCAACTGTGTAGTCATATTTCTCTACAAGAATTTTTACCAATTCAATCATAAAAACCCCCATACCACAACCAGGTACAAGAAACATACTTTCTTTATTTAAATATATACTTTCAGGTATTTTTGAAATAATTTTAACCACTAATTGAGGTGGAGTAAATACCTCACCTCGTGAAAGATTTTGGTTAATTTGTCTAAATTTATTTATTCTCATATATTAATTAATATTACAAGTCTAATATACAAAAAATATTTGAATTATCCAAATATTTCTTCATATTTCTTTTCAGAAATATTATAATTTGTAATGATTGTATTCATAAGTTTTTCGTTGAATGCTCCTTGATTAGCCCATCTTTTAATTGTGCGTGTACCAACACCAACTTCATATTCAACTTCAGAGTCAAACCCCTTTTGGTAAATCATATCTAACATTTCAATCATATTATCCGATTCAAGATTATTAATCTCAGATAATTCAATTACTCTTTTTACAATTGTTTGTAACACTTTTTTTCTTTTAATATAAGAAGTGAGTTCTTCTGATTTTTCTTTTGTGGTTTTTTCTTTTTTTTCTTTATTTGAAACTGATTTTTTAATATCTAATTCTTTAAATGATTTTTTTATTTCACTTTCAAATTCATTTTTATCAATTTCTACAAAATCAACATCTTTATCATTTTCATCAATCATATGAGGATTAA